GAGCATGAACTTCTCAAACAGTTTGAAATACTGTTTGGCATTGAGATCAGCAGCAGGTGCTGTGATTTTGTAATGCTCTTCGGGTAGAAAGTCATCCTCAATACTAGAACCAAACCCACTACCATATGTGGGTGTGAAAGTGGAATCAAATCGGAATTGAACTTCTGCTTCGTAGGTCATTGAAATGATTGTTCAAGTTGATTTAGTTTGGCAAACTCAGCGTATGCCTTCTCAGATCTCTCTGAGAGAATATCAAGAATATCTTGGCGGATAATATCATTATCCACATAATCGTCAAAATACTTATCCAACGCTTCTTTCAAGTAGCGTTTTCGATGCCACTCTGGCGAATAGGGTCGGTAGTCCATAACAATGGTTTTATATGCCTGTATTATAGCACTATGGGTTCTGTGGGTCAATACCCAAATCATTAAGATAACTTATCCACCACTCTGGATTCCGCTGCATACGCCACTGGGGAACTTCTAAACCTCTTTCAGAATACCACTCAAACAGTGCTTCATCGATAATCTGTTTTACTTCCATATTCCTCTTCCTCTTCGTCAACGTCTGCATATGCATTTTCCACATAAGGTCCGTGTGGTTTGAGTGATTCTTCTCTGACATAAGTTTGTTCTTCGTTGACGGCAGCAATCCACAAACTCAACTTCATAATAATCCATATCATTGCCAGTGGTAAAAAACAAGCAACAAGGATTAAAGGTTTCATTCCTCAATCTCCCAACACTTTTGGAAACGGTTTCTTAACTCATTTAGTTTGTTTTGTTCCTGAACTTGAAGAATGTAACCATTTATTTCTTTTTCCTCACTTGTCAACTCCATACGATGTTTGAGTTTAATGTCAATAAGACGTACCATATCCATATAGTATTCTGGGTTCTTACTGACAAACTCATCGTAGGTCATTCAAACATTCCCTGCTCTTTCATGAATTGAAGTGTTTCTTTCATACTACCGATGTGCTTGTATCCAAGGTTAATTTGTGGATATTCGGCATCTTTACCAAACTCAGATTCAAATCCTCTTTGAGTAAAATGTTCATTGAGTTTGTATTCAAGAAATTCACCACCAAGAGATTGGAGAAGCATTGCCATTCTCTCACATTCTTGACTTCCGTTAGAATAAATTACCGCAGTCATTTTTCCTCCGTATATTCAATGACAATCTGTTTAGAAACATTTCCTCTACTGTCAAGGATTGTTTTTGTTACAAGTTTGCCCCCAACTTCATCAGCAATTTGATGAAGTTGCCACCAGGGAATACTCTTTTCCCTTTTACCTTCTACCATTTTTCTTTGTTCGTCATCCCAAATATAGTTATGAATTTTACCATTTTTGTCGATGACTTGATAATCAACTTCAGTCACGTTGTCTCCAATCATCAGGGCGGTCTTCATTGAACCAGTCTACAATCTCATCAGCACTACCAAAGTTTGTGCGATGATTTGAAGGATCGGGATCACCTAATCCCATAATGTTCATAAAATCATCAAGAGAACCTTCTACCATATCAGGATTGGCAGCGGTTCTTCTTGCTTTCTTGAGCATTTCACGAGCAGTGGTATTTGCTTTACCAAGTTTTTCTGCCCAGATCATATCTTCAAGTTTAACCTCCTCCCCATTCGCAATACATTTACAAATGAACTCCAATCGGAGTCTGTATTGTGTAGATAACATAGACTCAGGTCTCTTTGTCTTTATTTATTTTGTCCATCATCTCTTCTGCTAGTTTAAGAGAACGACGGTATATGAGATATTTTACCACAGGATTGCGTGGATTATGTAAAAACCACCACCATTGGCGTTGAATATATGCTTTTGCTAACCTTGTGACATAAAAAAACGCAGCGGCAACGCTATCATCAGTTACGATGAAGTACGCTGCCACTGCGAACAGTGAGAGTATTATATAATAGGAGTCCATTAGTTGAACTCCTGGTTCCTACGCTCATCCAAATATCTGATAATTTCGTCTCGCCACTCCATCAACTCATTGAAACACTTCTGATTGTGAGCACACTGACGAAGTTCATGGTCTGGTTTTAAGACACTTTCATAAAACAAACCCAGAGCATCGCGGCGCTTTTCGTGTTTTTCGTTCATAGGAACTCCTCAAGAGTTGACGTTTGCTTTTTTTGAATTTTAATCTGCTTCTTGATAAAGTCAACAGATTGTTTATAAGTCTTAAACTCTCCAGCATGTTTGCCATTATGTATAATCGCAAACCCTTTATTACCCCTTCCAGCAAAGGGAATTGCTGCCCACATACCGTCGTTTGTTACGAAACCTTGCGGATCTCCTGGTTTGGGTTCAAGAATACCAGGACGATCAATATGGGGTTTGAGAAACTTACCCATCAAAAAACAGCAGTGACACTAATGACCTGAGCGTTAGGATTGCGGGCAAGAGCAACTTGACGTGCCTCTTGATAGTCCCTAGCAATCACAATTTCGTCAAACACTTTGCCAGCAACGAACAGTTGAACTTTGCACTTCATGATAAATCAGCGACGAATGATGGAAACTGCGGGTTCACCTTTTTCAAAGACAGTATCAACAACTGCCTGTACGCTCCGTGCGGTGCTGATACCCACTTTATCAGCAACAGGAACACAAACCAGTCCAAAGGTCTTCTGAGCGCCACCCAGGCGGATTACACGCCCGATTGACTGAGAGATACCAATGTAGTCCATGTTACGCATGAACATCACAGCATCAAGTCCTTTGACGTTGATACCTTCAGACAAAATAGAGTGATGCATAATGACGAAACGAGTGTCACTTTCACCCCAAGCATTGAGAGTCTTGAAGAACTCATCACGGGTAACTTTCTTACCATTGATGATAGCACCAGTCTTAGATGTAATATACATCCAGTTGTAACCACGCATCTCAAGTTGAGAAGTGAAGTCAGACTGAGTAACAAGACGGACGATCTGCTTCGTAGAACGAGCAGCAATCAAAATCTTGTCTGCTGTGTTGTCATCAATGGTATCCAGCAGATTCTTAGAATCAGACTGCTTGAAGTCACCTTGAGGCAACTGAGTCAAACGAACAACAGGAGGAAGAATATAACCTTCTTCCACAAGTTTAGGAGCAGGAACATTACAAATGACCTGACCATAAACACGAGAGTCATTCATCCCAGGTTTCCGAGAAGTGACAGAGTGCTTAGGAGTTGCGGTGAAAAAGTAGCAACGATCAGCATACTGACTGAAAAACTCAGTCGGCACAAAGAAGTTGCGCTGAACAGAGTTGTGCGCTTCGTCAAAGTAGATAGTGTCAACAGAAATACCAGACTGAACCACCTTTTCCAACGAATGATACGTCGTAAAGATGATGCAGGACTCACCAGCAGTGCGGGCGGTATTGTTGAACAACTGAATCATGCGCGGTTTGGTGGTACTGAAGAAGTCAGTATCACCACTGTGAACATGCATCACATGGAGTCGATTGTCAGGAACCAACTCCAGAAACTCCTTACAAAGTTGCTTGGCAAGGAGAATACGAGGAGCAACAACAACGACAGTGTTAGAACCACTGCGATTCAGGTAGTCTTGAATCATACAAATGGTCTTGCCGCCACCCGTGGGGATGATGACCTGTCCTTTGTCATGTGCCAGCATGGCATCAACTGCCTGCTGCTGGTGGGGGCGAAGGGTGATGGTCAAATGGGTGTCCTGTTCAGTATGGATATATTATAGCAGAGAACCGCCCACGAGGCAACCCAGTGGACGGTTCGCAAACTGGTTCACAACCAGTTGAAATTGATATTGTATCTTCCCTTTTGATTTGATGTTGTAGAAGACGCATGGTATTCTGATCCATCAAAAAGTATCATTCTATTAGCAACACTCTGAACTTTATCACCATTACTCATTCTTGTGAATCCATCACAAGTATTGAGAGAAAACAATCCAGCATGATGAGTGAATGAAAAGTCAAAGTGTTGAGCGTGTTCTTCTACTTTTATGGTGTACGGATAGAAGTTAGCTTTGATTCTAATGAATGACTTAAAATCTATTTTGTTGAAGAACAAACTAGCGATGTAGTCAAAGTGTGGACTCAATGGAACTATATCATAAATCCTCTGAACTCCATACCAATTCCATAACTGTTCCTCAGTTCCTTTATCAAAATCTTTATTATCAATTCTATTTGCAACTTCAGTGATGATATTCCAAGTAAAGTCTGAACTATCTCTACTACCAACAATCAAACTTTGTAAGTTATTAAAGTCTTCTTCTTCCAAGAAGTTTTCAATTATTTCATACGCCATTAGTCTTAAACCGTTGTTCAGGTATTATAGCAGAAATCGGTACACAATCAAATCTTTGTGACACCAATTAAACTGGCACACTACCTATGGAATGTACTTTACTGCTATGGTAAATCTATGTTTGTCCCGAAACGACGTTGCTTTATGGCGAATGTCTGCGTCAAAGTAGACTAGTCTATTCGGTACTGGTGTTACACCGTAGATTTCATTATCTACAATGAATTGTGTTTCTCCACCATCATTATAGTTCCATTCTTCTGTTGGGTAGTATAAAAAAGTTACCGCACCTTTTTCTTCCCAGTCAATATGAAAGTATGGATTCTCCGATGGAGCAAAACAATTCACATACATTCGATGAAGAAATAAATTCGAAACAATCTCTTGAGTTTTTGATTGAAAAATTTGATAGATTAGTTCAGTCTCATCAATCTCATGTACCATTCCTGTGGGTGGTAAATCATAATCATCAGTCTCACCCCAAGTGTACTTTGCTGTTTGGCAATAATTTAGAACATATTGGCATTGTTCTACTTCCAAAAAATTATCTCTAATCTCAATCATAATTCTTCTTCTCCATACTTTGTGATTACGATATTGAACGATATTGTAATCCTTGGATAATTAGTTTTCTTACAAGGTAGAACTCGATGAACAAGATAAGAAGGAAACATCAATAAATCTCCTTCTTCAACATTTGGAACATAGACTTCACCACATCTATTGGAATCTAGTTCAAGACTTAGACATCTCAACTGCGATAAAGGATCTCTAAACTCTGGTGGAGTATGTTCTTCTTTATTGTAAGAAAGAAAATGTATTAAAGAGAAGTGACTTTGGTGAAATGGATTACCTAGATGATCATGGTCTTCCTGATACTCACCATCACTATAATAGTTGTACCAGATATTCTTTATAGAAAAATTAAATTCTTTATCGAATATCTTTTCTAGAGCAGTATTGTATTCTCGAACAAGTAATTCTCGATAGGTAGAACCCTTTTGTAAAATCTCGAACCCTTCTGGTTCTCCCTCAAAAGATGTTTTTACACTACCTGTACCCCAGTCTTCTGGAATTGTAAGGAGACTAGAGTTCTGAATTATCTTTGGAGATAATTCTTCCTTAAGAGTATTATTACCACTCAAATTAACTTTGAAGATGGTTGTCGGGAATATCTCTATAGAGCTCTTATTCATAATATATTATTATCTTCAAACCCAACAAAGGTATTCTAATGAGATTTTAGGTTCTTGTCAAGCCCTAATCATAAAGGAGAGGATCTAAAGCACTATGAACAAAGAATGTATATGCCATTCTTCCAGTCTCTACTGATGTTCCAAAGGCATCAGATGGAGCATGAATCCTAAATGATTCATATGCGACTAGACGATTATATTTGTTTTCTATATTTACAATCTTATTTTCTTCCCCACATAAAATAGATGTTCCAGAACTTGGTGTCGCGTCTGGAGTTAGATACACTACACCTGCCAAAAAAGAACTATCCTGATGAAACTTATTCTGTGGGAAAAATGGCATGGACTTTAATGTATCTTCTGTAGAAACATGAAAGTATGCCGTTACTGTGTACTCTTCATTAAATTCACCAACATCAAAATGCTTCTTACACATCTCAAATATTTTTTTGGAATATCCTATTAGAAGTTTTTGTTCAGAATAAAACTCCGAACCTACTTCTTGTTGACAACAAGGGCAAACAGTATCCAGAGAACGAATTGGTAAGGATCTATATCCTCTCCATCCAGTTCTTCCCCGATTATCGTTTCCTTCTCTATAATGTCTTGAAAGTGCTATTCTTCTAATCTCATCAGGATCTTCAAAGAAATTATCAACTATAAGAGTATTCAACATCGCTAAGACATCAATAAAAAAATATTTATTTACTATTCCCAAGAGAAACTTAGTGTTATTCTTGGACCAGAAACTATTGGATCGTGAAAAGAACCTTCTGGTATAAACAAAGTATCTCCTGGATTTAGAGTGTACATGACATCTTCACATTGGTATGAAGTAGTACCCTTTGCTTGAACTAATAGAACATCTACGGGATCAAAATGATTTCCAAAAGTTGTGCTATTATTAGCAAAGGAAGTATACATGTGCATGACCTTAACACCACAGTCTTCACTTACTTCTTTGAATGATTCTCCTATTGTGCCAGGGTAATAATCACCCTGTAAAAAGAACGTAGGAGGATTTGGTGCCTCCTCATTCCATAGTGTTATCATTTCAGAAGATTCTTTTGCTATCTTTTCAATAGCATCATCCCAAGAAATGTTTTTTACAATCGGATACTTATTCTCTGTGAAAACTATCATCCTAACTCCATATTAAATGAAATAATTTTTCTTGGTTTGTCTGAAAGACTTGGTTTTGTTTGGTGTAGAACATTTGCGGGGAAAAATATTATTGTCCCCTCATCAACATATGGTGTAAAATGTAAATGGGAAAAAGTAAAAGAATCTACGAATGGAGATATAAACTCTGGTGGAAAGTGCTCTGAAGAATCGTATTCGATGTAGCAAATAGAACTCATCATAGTGTTGTATGCTCCATGATCATGCACAGAATGGAACATATTTTTTCTCTGCTCTTGAAACCAGGAGTGTTTTATAGTACAATAATTACATCCAAAAGATTTCTTTACTTGCTCTAATTCAGTTTCAAAGATGGACTGAACTAACTCATTATGATTTTTAGAACTTTCATCGTAGAATGAACTTTCTAATATAGGATCTGCTATTAGATTGCATTTACCCATCAATTCTAATAACTTTTTCTTTTTGTTATCCCAATCACTCACATATAGTTGAAGATATGGTATCTCAAACATTGAACTGACGGGGATAATATCCTCATCAGTTGTTGGATTCATTTTTTTCTATATCTTCCATCAGAGCATTAAACTTTTCTTCCATCCAGTCTTTATCAGATTCTGCCCACTTTTCTAGGGGGCAAGAATCCAGAGAAAAACTTGTTTTTATTTCAAGATAGCATCCACACTCAATACACCTAACTTGTTCCGCGTCATATTTGTCACATTTTTGACAAATTTCCATTCTTTGTTTTTTTACCTCAGCAGAAACCTCAAGGGCATCTCCCTGCATTGCTTTTTTAATGAGTTCAAATGAGAACTCAGCAAGATTTGTTCCCTGCTTAAAGAGGGAAGGATAATTTTTTTCTTCAGACATTTAATATGTTTCAGTTAAAATTATTTAGAGCACAACTCCATAGGTTGCTCCTCTAATTGTTTGTGAATTCTTTGTTCCATAAACATAATATGGTCCACTTCCAGCAGTTGCTGCGATTGCTGCTGCTCCTCTTCCCCCATCTCCACCGAGAGAAGTTCCTCCTCCATTTTGTCCCCAATCACCACCATTTCCACCATTTTCACCATTTTGTGAGCAAGATCCTCCTTGCTGAGAGTATCCTCCGTTACAAGATGGGCACTGGCGAGGACCACCTTGAGCACCTGTTAATGATGCTGGCCAACCGTGGTTATATCCTCTTCCATGACCTCCATTGCCACCAATACCACCTATTGGTGTAGAGGTATTGTATGATTGCTCACAAACTTTATACCAGTGATTAGCAGCACAACCTCTTCTAGTCTGACAGCAATGTTGCCAAGACGCGGTTTGGTTCCAACCACCAGGGCAAGAGTTACTTCCTTGCTGACACCCACTTCTGAATGTTTCACTCTTTACGCATCTAGCACTCGATCCATTATTTCCTGTTCTACCCTTTTCACCTCCACCACCACCTCCAAAGATTCTGGCACCAGAACCAACGATAACTCTATTATTGTAACCAGTGCTTCCAAGGTTGAGTGCAATACCTCCATCTTCACCAGATATTGATCCCCAACCATTAAGACCACTTCCTCTACCACCATAACCAAAGATTCTTCCAGAAACATTGATACGGAAGTTATGAACAGTTACTCTTGGTGCTAACTGTACTGCTGCCACTCCTGGTTGAACTGAACCACAAATTCCTGTAATTAAAAC